GACGATGAAGAGCCTTTACAGCCCGGTGAGTTTAGAGACGTGGACGCGCCCGGTGGGGCAATTAGAGACAGTTTGTTGCCTCTACCGTTCAAGGGACCTGATCAAACTCTTTTCAACTTGTTAGGGTTTGTAGTAGAGGCGGGTCGTCGATTTGCTACCATTACAGATTTGAAAGTAGGTGATGGTAATCAGGGTGCGGCAGTAGGCACTACGGTTGCCATGCTTGAACAAGGCTCGCGAGTCATGAGTGCTGTGCATAAACGCCTGCACTATGCGATGAAAAAAGAGTTCAAGATGCTTTCGCGAGTTATGTCGGAGTATCTACCGCAAGAATATCCTTTCTCTGTAGAGGGTGGTGATAGTTCTATCATGGCGGCGGATTTTGATGACCGTGTTGATGTCATACCGGTATCAAATCCAAATGTCTTTTCGCAAGCACAGCGTATTGCGTTGGCACAGTCGCAGTTGCAGATTGCCCAGCAAGCGCCGCAAATGCATGACTTGCATGAAGCATATCGTCGTGTGTACGAGGCATTAGGGGTTCGCGATATTGATAAAATTTTGTTGCCACAATCTTCCGATGAGCCAGAACCCAAAGATCCGGCACAAGAAAACATCGATGCTTTGAGCGATACAGTGTTGAAGGCGTTTGAGGGTCAGGATCATGACGCCCATATCATCACACACTTGACCTTTGGTACGTCACCAATGGTGGCACAGAACCCGATTGTTGCTATAAATCTGCAAAAGCATGTGTTGGAGCACGTAAAGATCAAAGCGCAAGAGCAGGCGGCAGTGCAACTTATGCAACAAACTGGCGGTCAGCCGCTCAACCAAGAGCTTGAGCTTGAGTTGGATTCCATGGTTGCACGTATTGTTGCTCAAGAGATGCAGAATCTGAAGCAACTGTCTGCTCAGATATCAGGTCAAGGCCAAGAAGGACCTGATCCTCTTGTTCAACTCAAGCAACAGGAGTTGCAGTTGGATGCACAACGTCAAGAAGCTGAGTTGGCGATGGATCAACAAGAGCTTGCGATGGATCAGCAACGTATGAGAAATAAGCAAGCTGAGTTCCAGCAACGCTTGCAAAGTCAAGAGCGACAAACACAGGCTAGAATACAAGCCGCGCTTGAGCGTGAATTATTGAAACAACAAAACAAAGGAGGTTGAGCATGCCATCTGTAAAAATTATGGGCGGTCCCATGAAAGAGCCACCAAAGCCTACCCGAGATGCAGATATCGAAGGTCAGGGCAAGATTCCTTACTGCACCATGCAAGAAGAGAAAACGCCCAGCACGGCTGAAGGCAAAGTTACCACAGGCACTAAGCGTGGTATGGGTGCGGCTTTACGTGGTAGTCGATATACGAGTGCTTAATTATGGCTAAGTTTGATCCTAAAAAAGCAGATTTAGATAACGATGGCAAATTATCGGGCTATGAAAAGAAGCGCGGTATGGCTGTTGCAAAAAACATGGCTAAAGGCGGCGCTGTAAAAGGCTACAGTCCTATAGTCATTAAAAAACAAAGGTTTAAAGGTATCTTCTGATTGCCTTGTTGCATACCTCTTGGTATAAAATGCATATATATACTATAGAGGAGATGCATTTTGGATGGTCTGCAATTAGCGCAGTCTTTACAACGGCTTGCAAAAGAACGCCGCGAGATGGTTCTTGAAGTGCTTGAGCACGACGGGGTCCAATCTATGGAGCAATACAGAGAGTTGATGGGGATGTTAAAGACCCTCAACTATTTTTTACAGGAACTCAGTAGCCTGCTAAATGAACAGGAGCAGTTTGATGACTGAAACGTCAAGTCTTAATTTAGACGCCGCAAAGGAAGGCGTAAAAAATTTATACGCCGAACCAAAAGCTAAAGTTCTAGATCCAGATGCAATGGATAAATCTCTACTAGAACGTATGCCTAATCCTACTGGCTGGCGAATGCTTATCTTGCCATACCGTGGTAGAGAAACTACCGACGGCGGCATTATCGTCCCAAACAAAGTCCTTGAAGACGGCCAAGTCCAGACGGTTGTTGGATATGTCGTAAAACAAGGTCCGCTTTGTTACCAAGACACTGAAAAATTCCCTACAGGTCCATGGTGTCAACCTAAAGATTGGATCATTTTTGCTAGATATGCGGGTTCTAGATTCCGTATTGAAGGTGGGGAAGTTCGCATCATAAATGATGATGAAGTTTTGGGTGTTATTGACGATCCAGAAGACATTCTTAGCTTTTGAGGAGATAAAGCATGGATAATGACGTAAAAGAGGAAGCTCAATACGAATTAGATGTTTCCGATGCACAGGAAACAGAAGTTGAATTGGGCGAAGAGCCAAAAATTGTAGAAACGGAAGCTCAAGAAACTGTTGCAGAAGTTGTCACTGAAGATGATTCTGAACACGAAGAGTACAGTGCTTCTGTCAAAAAACGTATAAATCGTTTGACAAAAAAAATGCGTGAAGCCGAGCGTCAACGTGAAGAAGCTTTACGCTATGCCCAACAAGTTCAAACAGAATCCGAGCAATTACGAACGCGTGTCAATAGCCTTGATCATGGGTACATGACAGAGTATGGAAATCGTTTGAACGTAGAACACCGCCAAGCGGAAAACGATTACAAGCGTGCTGTAGAACTAGGTGACCCTGATGCCACTTTAGAAGCGCAACGAAAGCTAACAGAGCTTTCGATACAGGCCAATCAATACACTCAAGCACAACAAGCCGCGCAACAACGCCAACAGTATGAGCAACAATACGCACAACAAGCCACGCAACAACCTGCTCAACCCGCCCAACCCGCCCAACCACAAGCTCCAGACCCTAAAGCGGAAGAATGGGCTAAAAAGAATGAGTGGTTTGGTCAAGATGAGGCTATGACGTTTGCCGCTTTTGGTGTACATAAGAAGTTAGTAGAAGATGAGGGATTTGATCCTCAATCAGATGACTACTATAATGAATTGGATAATCGTATGCGAGACGAGTTCCCGCATAAGTTAAACAATACGGGTTCCGAACGCCGTCCCGCCCAGACGGTGGCAGGAGTTTCCCGCTCAACAACAGGGCGCACAAACAGTAAAAGGGTCAAACTCTCCCCGACCCAAGTTGCCATTGCTAAAAAGTTGGGAGTGCCGTTAGAAGAGTACGCTAAATACGTGAGGGACTAAAAATGTCTGAAGAAATTAAGAAGCAAGGTTTTGAGGGCATTAATCGCTCATCACGAGATAAGGCGTCCAGAGAGAAAGAGGCACGGCGTAAGCCTTGGACTCCTCCGTCTATGTTAGACGCACCGCCTGCACCAGAGGGCTTTAAACATCGCTGGATTCGAGCAGAAGTACGTGGTTTTGACGACCGCAAAAATATTTCTGCCCGACTTCGGGAAGGATACGAGCTTGTTCGTCAAGACGAGTATCCAGACTTTGAAGCGCCTGTGATCGATTCAGGTAAATTTGAAGGTGTGTTTGGCGTAGGGGGTCTTGTCCTCGCACGCATACCTATTGAGACAGTAGAAGAACGCGCAGAGTATTTTGCTCAACGTAACGCGGATCAAATCCAAGCTGTCGAACAAGATATGATGCGAGAAAATGCGCATCCAACCATGACGATCGGCAAACCCGAACGTCAATCTCGTGTAACTTTTGGCGGTTCAAACAAGTAACCGCTTAGACAAAGAGGAATAAGTTATGGCAAATGCTGAAACTTCGTTCGGTCTTCGTCCTGTAGGTTTAGTTGGAAGCGGTACTAACAGTACTGGTGTGACTCAATATGAAATTGCTAGTAACAACACAAATGCAATTTTTAACGGAGCACTCGTTATTCCACTTGCTGGAGGGGTGATTGACCAAGCTGGTGACACTGCGGGAGGCACTACTGCCGCTCTTGGTGTTCTTGTAGGTGTTGAATATGTTGATTCTGTCTCTAAAAAGCCAGTGTTTATTAACTACTGGCCCGGTTCAGGCAGTGTCAGCGTTGACACCAACCATCCTGTAAAGGCTCTTGTAGCTGACAACCCTGAGCAATTGTTTGTGGTTGCCGCTGATGCCACTCTGACAGACCGTGCTACTGCACTTACTGGCGTTTTTGCTAACGCAAGTCTAGGCACTTCTGCTCGTACTGGTTCAACAGATACAGGCAAATCTAACTCGCAATTGAGCGTAAGCTCTATCAACACTACAGCAACATTGCCTCTTCGCATTGTTGGTCTGGTTGATGATGATGCAAACAATGATTATGGCTCTGCTGGAGCGCACCTTCTTGTTCGTATCAATGCGCACTTCAACTCCGGCACTCGTCGCTTCGATTCACAGACGACTGCCGACTCAACTGGCATTTAAGGGGGTCTAACAATGGCTATTTCTCGCGCCCAGTTAGCGAAAGAACTCGAGCCGGGTTTGAACGCCCTTTTTGGCATGGAGTACGATCGCTACGATCAGGAGCACGCTGAGATCTTCGACGAAGAGTCTTCAGATCGTGCATTCGAAGAAGAGGTAATGCTTTCAGGCTTTGGCACTGCACCTGTCAAAAGTGAAGGCGGATCTATTTCTTTTGACGACGCTCAAGAGACATACACCGCACGCTACAGCCATGAGACAATCGCACTTGCGTTTTCAATAACTGAGGAGGCTATAGAAGATAATCTTTATGATCGTCTTGCTTCTCGTTACACACGCGCACTTGCACGTTCCATGTCTCAAACAAAGCAAATCAAAGCGGCGGCAATTTTGAACAATGCCTTTACGGCAGGCGCTTCTGCGATTGGTGATGGTGCGGCTCTGTGCTCATCTTCTCACCCTTCTCTCACTGGTAATCAACGCAATATATTGTCAACTGCGGCGGATCTCAATGAGACCTCGCTTGAGCAGATGATGATTGATATTGCAGGTCTTACCGATGAGCGTGGCCTCAAAATTGCCGTACGTGGCATGAAGCTAATCATTCCCAAAGAGCTTCAGTTCATTGCAGAGCGGGTTCTTAACTCAAACTTGCGAGCAGGAACAGCGGACAATGATTTGAACGCTATGAAGAGCATGGGAATGCTTCCAGATGGAGCGGTTGTGAACCACTTCTTGACTGACACAGATGCGTTCTTCATTAAGACTGACGCACCTAACGGATTCAAGATGTTCCAACGAACTCCTCTGAAAACTGCCATGGAAGGTGACTTTGACACCGGTAACATGCGCTTCAAAGCTCGTGAAAGATATTCTTTCGGCGTATCAGACTGGCGTTCTGTCTTCGGTACACCCGGAGCATAAAAGCGTTTTGTCTAATTAAGGGCGGCACTTGCCGCCCTTTCTTTTTTGGCGCATACTAAAATCTCCTGACAGCCTTATACTGAGGCTGACATAACCCAAGACAGGAGATTGACATGGGTCAAACTACTTTTTCAGGACCAGTAAGGTCTGAGCGCGGTTTTACTGCTGTAGGCTCTACAGCGGTTGTAAACATCACTGCGGAAACCACTCTTACTTATGCAGACCATGTAGGTCGCATTATTGAAATCAATGATGCGGATGGCGCAGTGACACTGCCCTCTGCTACCACAGACACTATTGGCGCTAAATACACCTTTTTTATTGGTACTTCGGCGTCTGATCTAGACATCAAGACTGATGGTACTGACAAGTTTGTCGGTAATCTTGTTCTTGCGGCGGCGGCAAGTTCACAAGCTCGTGGTTTTGCTCCATCGGCTTCTAACGACGTTATCTCTATGAATGGCAGTACTACTGGTGGTATTGCAGGTTCTCATGTTGAGGTTACAGCTATCGCGGCAGACGAGTATCTTGTCACAGGCACCTTACTGGGATCAGGTACGTTAGCTACTCCGTTTGCGGATTCTTAATTTTATAGGAGCTAAAAATGTCTGACTCTGATGTCAAATCAAAGCGAATCACTGCCACAGGTTCTTTGGCAGTGGGTCCCGCTAGGATTCGTCAGATACAGTTGAAAACAGCTTCTGGCACGCCCCGCCTTACCATCACGGATGGTAGTGGCGGGTCTACTGTTTTAGATCTGGATTTCAACGCATCAACGACGCATTCTGTAAATATTCCGGCAGAGGGAATTCGAGTAAGTGATGTTTTTGTCTCTGCTTTTACTAATGTTACAGCGGCAACAATATTTTTTAATTAATTAGTTATGGCTACAACTAAAGACGTAAAAAGATTACCTTCTGGCCGTCTTCAATACCGTGGGGAAACTTTTTCGGGTTATAACAAGCCCAAAAAAACTCCGGGTAAGGCCAAAAAAAGTGCTGTGCTTGCAAAAAAAGGCAGTCAAGTAAAACTTGTCCGTTTTGGCGACCCAAACATGTCTATTAAAAAAGACCAGCCCGGTAGACGTAAAAATTTTAGGGCACGCCACAACTGCGATACAGCAAAAGACAAATTTTCAGCTAGATACTGGAGTTGCAAAGCATGGTAGGAGGCAAGTGTGGATCAAGAGTCAAAACTGGACCCAAAAAAGGAAAAGTCAAAGTTACCTACCTTCGTAAAGGCGGTGACGCTTCAAGTAAAAGCAAAGGCAGTAAGATTTGCCCAGAAGGTAAAGCATGGGCTAAACGTACTTTTGACACCTATCCGTCGGCTTATGCCAACTTGGCGGCATCAAAATACTGTAAAGATCCCAACTACGCCAAAAAAGCCAAAGGTGGTAAACGTAAAGGACGTTAAGCCTAAAGCTAAGGCTAAACCACGCAAGAGAAAGGCTAAAAATGGGTGAATTAAAAAAGTGGGTGAAACAAAATTGGGTTCGCATCGACAGTCAAGGAAACATTGTCGGTAAGTGCGGCACGTCTCCAGATAAAAAAAATCCAGACCGTTGTTTGCCCGAGTCAAAAGCAAGGTCTTTGACTAAAGCAGAGCGAGCGGCGACTGCAAGAAAGAAAAAGAAAGAAGGCAAGAAAGGTAAGACAGTGGTGAAAAACACACCAAAAGCCACTGTCAAAAACATGCGAAATGGTGGAGAGGTTCGCCAACAAATCGCGAAAGGTTGCGGTGCTGTATTAGGTGGCCGTAGAAAAGTAACTAAATACTTGTGAGGTGTTTATGTCAGTTGTAAATCTGGGAAATGCATCCCCAAAAAAGAAAGCCGCTAAGAAAAAAGTGACAGCTAAGAAAAAAGCGCCAGCTATGAAAGCTAAGGGCATGAAAAATGGTGGAGCACCAAAAAACCCACCTAAGCCTAAAGGCATGAAGAACGGTGGTAACCCGATGAATCCACCTAAACCTAAGCCTAAAGGCATGAGACGCGGTGGTGTGGTTATGAGATCTAAAGGTGGCGCGGCTGGCGGAAAGTACAACAAGCCTACAGGATAAAGCCTAATGCCTTATCTTCAATCTAACATTCCGCATTTTAAATGCTGGGTGCGTAAAGAGTTTACACACAATCATACCGCGTATCATGGTGAGTTTCTTCATGCTATGGCTATAGCTGTTACAACAATGCCATGTAGGTGTTTAAGTTTTCAGTTGATATTTACGGGTATTGAGGCAGATGGAGAAGAGGAAGATACTGTTCATGGAGGTGCTATGTGGGCACGCATGCCTATCACCGCTTTAGTTGCTGACATTCCTTTAGAAGAGTGGCCGCAACCTATGGCAGTGCATGACGCGCAACCATGGGATTGTTCTTCTCATTATCATTCTGTGTACGTTTTAGATCGTGCAACACCATGTCCTTGGATGGCTAAAATAGCAGGAGAAATGTATCCCGCTAAATATCTTTTTACCGTCGATTACACAGAAAGCGAGATTGCAGATGACCCCGCACAACACAAGCAAAGTCATGTGCTTCAACTTTTAGACGCAGGGGAGTGGACGGGCAACATTGTAGCCTTACCAAACAATAGAGTCCGTGTGACGCATCCGGCGTGGTTTGAAACGGGAACAGGTGCTCCAGATTTTAGACCATCTGCTCACATTCATTACTCTAAATCTGATTTAGATTATGTATTAGATGTAAACCGTATATTTGACAATTTGTACAATGACGAGGGTGCTGACGATGGCTGAGTTGACTGTTGCGGCAAAGAAAAAAATGATTGCTGAGTTGCGAAAAGCATCAAAGACTCATGCCAGTCAAGCGGACAGGTTGGAAAGAACCTTGCCGAAAACAAAACCTAAAAAGGTCAAGTAATCATGGCTGTTAGTGGTTCTAAAGATTTTGAGTTAGATGTAAATGATTACATCGAAGAGGCTTTTGAGCGTTGTGGTCTTATGGCGCAAACAGGCTATGACTTAAAAACAGCTAAACGCTCATTGAATCTCTTGTTAGCAGACTGGGCTAACAGAGGCTTGAACCAATGGACCATCACACAAAGCACTATATCTTTGACGCAAGGCACGGGTAATTATTCTTTAGGTGCAGATACCATCGATATTTTGTCTGCTGTAGTTCGACGTAGTGACGTAGATTTTAGCATTGATCGCATCTCTCGAGACGATTACCTCAGTATTCCTAACAAAACGCAACAAGCCCGACCCTCTCAATTTTTTGTAGACCGTCAAATTAATCCTACGTTAAAGCTATGGCCCATCCCAGAAAACAGCACAGATGTCGTTGTTGTTGACAAACTTGTTCGCATAGATGATGCCGACACTCAAATAAATACTTTAGACGTGCCCTTTAGGTTTTACCCCTGCTTGGCCGCAGGGTTGTCTTACTACTTAGCCATCAAGCGTGCACCGGATCGAGTTCAACTTTTGAAAGCAATCTATGAAGAAGAGTTTGAAAGAGCCGCGTCTGAAGATAGAGATCGTGCATCTTTCAATGTTCAGCCTAGTTTAGCTTATGCAAGGATCTTGTAATGGGTCGATTTGCGTCAGGTAAATTTGCTTACGGTATTTCGGATCGTTCAGGATTTCGCTATCGCTTGAACGAGATGAAGCGCGAGTGGACAGGCATGCTTGTTGGTCCCGATGAGTTTGAAACTAAGCAACCACAACTGGAGCCTCGTCGAAAAGTTTCAGATCCTCAAGCTCTTAAAGATGCAAGACCTGCTCGCACAGAGCCATTGCTTGTTAGTGTTGGCGTGCCCACAATAGGAGGCCCCGCTTTTAAACCTTTACTTGCTAATGGGCAAGTAGGAACAGTAACGGTAACGGTATCATGAGCTTTACCTACGCACAGCTTAAAACAGCCATACAGGATTATACGGAAAACAACGAAAGCACTTTCGTCACTAACCTTCCTATTTTTATTCGTCAAGCTGAAGAGCGGATACTAAAAAACGTTCAATTAAACCTTTTCCGTAAAAATGTGTCTGGGACGATGACCGCTTCTAACAAATATCTAGCAGTCCCTACTGATTTTTTGGCACCGTTTTCTCTGTCTTTTGTAGATAGCAACAGCGAGCATCAATTTTTGTTGTTCAAAGACGTTGATTTTGTTCAAACATTCAACCCCAACCCTGCTACCACCGGTGAGCCTAGATTTTACGCAGTCTTTGACATAGACAACTTTATTATTGGACCCACTCCAAACTCAGGGTATTCCGTTGAATTACATTACTTCTATCGTCCAACAAGCTTGACAGCAGGTTCAGATTCAGGAACCACGTGGCTTAGTGAAAATGCAGAGCTTAGTTTACTTTATGGTTCTTTGATCGAGGCCTACACTTTTATGAAAGGTGAACCAGACCTTACAGCTAACTATGAAAAACGCTTTGTTGAAGCCATCGCTGGGCTAAAACAATTTGGTGAAGCTAAAGAAACCACTGAAGAATATCGAGTTGGAAGAGTGATGAGGCCTAAGCAATGATTTCACTAAAAGCAGAAATGCCTAACACTTTTAAAGTTGATGTGGTCACGACAAGTCATCGTGGGTTTACTCCAGAAGAAGTAGCACAGCGTTGCTCTGATAAGATAATTCAAGTATCAGACAGCGCACCGCCGGTTATTCGTGACCAAGCACAGACCTTCAAAGTAGATGTTACAAAAATCATTGCGTTTTATATGCATGAGGCAGTAAAAAGTGACAGGACTACGATATATAATGCTTTGATTGATGCAGGGCATCCAAAACTTGCCGAAATGATTAGGAGACTTTGACATGGCTTTTTCTGGAAACTTCATGTGCACCAGTTTTAAGAAGGAGCTTCTTGAAGCCGTGCATAATTTTAAGAACTCGGGCGGTAGTACATATAAATTGGCATTGTATACTAACAGTGCTTCTTTTAACGCCAGCACCACGGCCTATACCACCTCAAATGAGGTTTCTGGTACGGGTTATTCAGCAGGTGGCGGGACGCTTACCAGAGTAGATCCAAGTAGCTCAGGAACCACAGCTTTTACCGACTTTGCTGACCTTACCTTTTCTAGTGCAACGATAACTGCACGGGGAGCGCTTATTTATAATGACAGCGCCTCTGGGGATCCTTCAGTGGTAGTTCTTGACTTTGGGGGTGATAAAACCTCTACAGCGGGTGATTTTACTGTTGTTTTTCCTACTGCTGATGCGAGTAACGCGATTATTCGGATTGCCTAACGATGGCTGATGTAACCGTTCCTTTTACCGGTTGGGGGCGAGGAACGTGGAATGAGCTTGCTTTTGGAGAAGGCTCTATAACGAATGACGGTGCCTCTGGTCAAGTAGGCGCTGTCAGCATTGATCCTGATACGAACGTAACCCCCACTGGGGTTTCCGCTACAACTGCAGTTGGTTCTGTCACCGTAACTGGCGTAGCAAATGTAACACCTACTGGTATATCTGCCACAGGAGAAGTAGGAACTGCGGCTGTCACCGCTGATGCAAACATAACAGCTACAGGATTGGCAGGCACAGGGGGAGTAGGAACCGCTACCGCTCAAGCAGATGCTAACGTTTCTGTCACAGGCCTTGAGGCTACGGCTTCCGTAGATTCTGTTTCTGTTACTGCAAATGCTGACGTATCTGTCACGGGTCTTGAAGCCACAGGCTCAGTAGATTCAGTTACTGTTACAGGTATAGCTAATGTATCTGTCACTGGCTTAGAAGGCACTGGCGGAGTAGGCTCTGCCACCGCGCAAGCAAATGCCGATGTATCTGTTACCGGGCTAGAGGCTACTGGTGCGGTAGATTCTGTTACGGTCACAGGGACGGCGAGTGTTACGGCAACAGGTTCTGAAGCCACAAGTTCGGTAGGTTCGGTCACCACACAACTAGGTGCGAGTGTTTTTGTCACCGGGGTCTCTTCTACAGGGGGCGTAGGAAGCGTTTCTGTAGAAGCAAAAGCCAACATAGACGTTACGGGTCTAGAGGCGACTGGACAAGTTACACCTGTGTTGGTATGGGGTAGGATTGTCCCCTCTCAGGATCCAAGCTACACTAATGAAGTTCCGTCATCTAACCCCTCATGGACTGGGGTAAATGCTTCTCAAACGCCAAATTGGAGCAAGATAGATGGCACAACAACGTCGTGGGTTGAAACAACTCCTTCCCAGACGCCAAATTGGGATGATATAGCCGCATAGGAATTAAACGATGCCTTCTACGTATACGACAAATAATGGTATTGAATTAATCGCCACAGGCGAACAATCCGGTACTTGGGGTGCCACGACCAACACTAATTTAGAATTATTGGATGCAAGTCTAGATGGTCAGGTGACGATCACTTTATCAAGTGCAGGCTCTTCTGGCTCGCCTAACACACTGCCTGTTACAAACGGTTCTTCCTCAAACGGCAGAAACAGAGTCGTTATATACAACGACGGCGGCGATCTAGGAGCAACTGCATACGTTCAGTTGACTCCAAACGATGCCGAAAAAATCATCTACATTCGAAATAGTCTTAGTGGGTCGAGGGACATTATTGTTTTCCAAGGCACCTATAGCACGTCTAACGACTACGTTGTTCCGAACGGGACGACGGCTGTTGTATTTTTTAACGGCGCTGGAACAGGTGCTGTTGCGGCAAATGTCTTCAACAATGCCGCTTTCGATGCCTTACAGCTAGGTACAAGCGATATTTCTGTTGACAAAATTCTTGATCAAGATGATATGTCTGGAAATGACGCGTCAGCATTGGCTACTCAACAGTCAATCAAAGCGTATGTTGATTCACAGGTTGCTACAGCCGATACGCTGTCTGAGGTTCTTGCTAACGGCAACACCACGGGCGGCACCAATATTGTATTTGGTGATAGCTCAGGCGCATCAGATGATCGTTTGGTGTTTGGTGCTGGCTCTGATTTACAGATTTATCACAACGGCACAACGTCAGTTATCGAAGATTCTGGGACAGGCAACCTACAACTAAGAACCAGCACTTTAGCAGTAGTAAATGCCGCAGGTACTGAAGTTATTATGCAGGGTGTTGAAGACGGCGCAGTCAGTCTTTATCACAATGCAGGAGCCAAACTAGCCACCACCTCCACAGGCATCGACGTAACTGGCACAGTCACAGCAACGGGCACATCTGTATTCGCAAGCCTAGACATCTCAGGCGACATAGACGTTGATGGAACGTCTAACCTTGATGCTGTTGATATAGATGTTTCTCTTACGGTAGACGGCACAGTAAAACTCAACGGCAACTTTCCTACTGGCACAGACAATGTAGCTTTGGGTAATAACACGCTCAACGGTTCATTGAGTGGTGCTGGAAACATTGCAATAGGAGACAGTGTAGGCAATGCAATAACTTCTGGTTCAAATGCCGTAGCAATAGGCCGTGATGCTCTAGGAGGTGTTTATACCGGGACTGATGGTATTGCAATAGGCCGGGCTGCATTAGCTGCTTTGACCAGCGGTAATTATAATGTGGCTGTTGGAGGTCTTGCGGGTGCGGCGCTTACTACGGGTAATAATAACGTTGCCCTTGGTTTTGAGGCTCTCAAAACTGAAGATGGTCATGGCAATAATGTAGCTGTTGGTTATCAATCTCTTAAAACTCTAAATGCTGGTTCTGATGC